TATTAAACAAGAACGAGGCTACAAACCATTTATCGATAAAGATCTAGGGGACGTTGTCAAGTTTAAATATGTTTATGACTTTGAAGCATTATACGAGCTCATGAAAACAATGTGTATTTATGTTGAAGAGAAATGGAATGAAGGTAAATTACTTAATCCAAATAAAAAATCCTTTTTTAAAGGCGGTGTAGCTGACGTATTTGCCTTTTATATCGGCGGTCCGACTATTGGAGAAGGTATTATTGTAGATTTTAGAGCGTGGATGAAAGCTAATAGATTAAAAGATAAATCTTTATCTAAAGAAGCAAGAAATTTTATATTCGGTGCTTGGTCCCCAGAGAAAAATCATAATGATCATTTGCACTTTAATACTTACAGAAGTCATAAGCGAGAAGATGGCACTTATTATCTCAGACCCTCTGGAAGAGTACAAAATAGGTTTATAAAAGAAGTCCAAGATCCTAAAGACGGAAATAAAAAAATAACACTTGTATGGTGACTCAATCATAATTAAATCATGGCAGTTTATAGTTTCAAGAGTGTCGGAAAAACAAGGCAGCAATCATTACAAGAATTGCAGACGTCAAAGATTCCTTACGGTATAAAGACACCGATGGAATTCGGTGCAAACGGTGAAGGCATCTTCGCGATGAACTATGACATAGAAGATCAACTTTCAGACAACCTAAGAAATCTTCTCTTGACTAACTGGGGGGAACGCGTTAATCAATATTACTTTGGTGCCAATTTAAGGCCGCTAACAACAGAATTTACAAGTCAAGAGGACTTTGATAACTTAGCAATAGAAAGAATAAGAGCAGCTGTTGGACAATGGATGCCTTTTATTAGTCTTACTACATTCGAGTCTATAATTGATAGAACAGAAAATAAAAATACAGCAGTAATTAAAATTAATATAAACTATCGAGTACCTGTTTTGGAAGTTGCTGATAGAGCTATTCAAATTGTTTTGTATGCAATTTGAAAACTATGCTAATTAATCTCTAGGATAAAAATCATGTCGTTAATTGACAATAAACAAGCGCTAAAACCAGTAAGACAGAGAAATTTTCTAGCGAGAGACTTTGATGGATTTAGAAGAGTTCTACTAGACTATGCACGACAGTACTACCCAGATAAAATACAAGATTTTTCTGAAGCTTCAGTTGGCGGTTTATTTTTGGACATGGCAGCCTACGTAGGTGACAATTTATCATTTTATCTTGATCATCTTTATGGTGAGATGAATGTTGATACAGTTACAGAAACAAGGAATATCGAACAAACAATAAGAAATGCAGGAATTCAGATAACAGGCGCAGCGCCTGCACTTGTCTTAGTAGACTTTTACATAGAAGTTCCAACAATAAGCACGACAGACTCAAGGCCAGACCCAGATCTTTTGCCAACAATAGAAGCTGGTTGTTCACTTAAGGCAGACAACGGCGTGATATTTACACTTATAGACGACATAAATTTTTGGCAATTAAATGCATCTAATGAATTCGAGTTGAATGAAGATGTTGAAATTACAAATGGCAGAACTTTAGGTGGGGTTGTAGTTACAAAAATTTTAAAAAAATCATCTATCTGCTCATCAGGAGAACAAAATACCGAGACGTTCACTGTTGGTGACTTCGTTCCTTTTAGAAGAATTTCATTGAATTCACCAAATGTTACTAGCATCGTTTCCGCCTCAGACGCCAAAGGCAATATTTACTATGAAGTAGATAATTTGACTCATGACGTAGTCTATAAAAATGTAATTAATGTAAATTCTTTTGATAAATCATTGGTCAAAGATGCTTTAAAGGTAGTGCCATGCCCTTATAGATTCGTGAAGCAGAATTCTTTGTCTGATAGATTATCTACTCTTATTTTTGGAGGAGGCACTGCAGACTCTCTTGATGATGATGCGATACCAGATCCCTCAGAGTTTGCTATACCCCTTAGATATTCACAAACATTTTCTAGAAAATCAGTTACTCCACAGCGCTTGCTTCAGACTTCAACTTTAGGTGTAGCGGCGTCAAATACAACGATAACTGTCACTTATCGATATGGAGGAGGCCTTTTGCACAATGTGTCTGCAGGTAGCATACGAACAGTGTCGCAAGCTGTTCTTAATTTTCCAAAGAATCCCTCGCCCGTTCTTCAGGTTCAGGTTAGAAATGGACTAGAAGTTTATAATCCAGATCAAGCATCGGGAGGAGAAGATGCATTAACTGCCGATGAGTTACTTGCTTTGGTTCCAACTTTGAGAAGTTCTCAAGAAAGAATAGTTACCAAAGAAGACCTTTTAGCGCGTGTTTATACAATGCCATCAAATTTTGGAAGAGTTTTTAGAGCATCAGTGACTAATAATCCAAATAATCCGCTCGCATCAAGATTGTTTGTCATATCAAGACTACCAGATGGAAGACTGATACCTTCATCAGATACGTTAAAAATAAATCTAAAAAGATACCTTAATTCTTATAGAATGATTTCAGATGCAATAGACATTTTAGATGTTGAAGTCATAAACTTAGAAATTTATTTTAAGATAGTTTCTGATCCTAGATACAACAAGACGCTACTGTTAAAATCTATCATTGACTCTCTTCAAACACAAATGGACATTAAAAATTTTCACGTTGGGCAGCCAATAATAAAGTCGGATCTAGTTGCGACAATTTATTCGCATGAAGGTGTAGTAGGCGTAGAATCAGTTACTATAAGAAATTTATATGGTACAGTTAACAACAGGCAATATTCAAATTCCGTGTTTGATGTAAGAGCAAACACAAGAAATCAAATTATTTATCCACCGCAAGGTGCAATGTTTGAACTAAGATACCCAGATGTTAATATCATAGGAAAAGCAGTTTCAAATGTATAGAAAATTAAAATCAGACAGAGACTCTTATATTACGAATAAAGTCATTGATTCAAAGTCGAAAGTATCAGGTAACGTTGGCTTAGCAGGAACTTTAGATCTATTTAAACTTCACGATATTGCACCGAGCGGCAGCGGTATAGTTGACGAACTAACAAGAATTTTAATACATTTTGAACTGCAACCTTTAAAAAACCTGTGGCTGTCAGGCAATATAGATATTAATGATGAGTCATTTTTTTGTAAGATGTCTCTAAAAGACGTCTACGGTGGTCAGCCAACACCTCAAAACTTTACTGTCAGCGTATTTCCGCTGTCTTCGTCTTTCGAAGAAGGTTTAGGGAAAGACCTTGTTTACTATTCAGATGTTGATGCATGTAATTGGCTTTCATCATCAAAAGGTACGCTCTGGAACGATGAAGGTTGTAATTTAGCATGTTTTTCTACGGGTTCAGGTGATTATATTACAAGTTCAGTCAGCATAATTGACACCGAGGTAAATCAAACTTTTAAACTTGGTACCGAAGATCTTCTAGTTGATGTAACAAAAATTGTATCAGCGACTCTTACTGGTGAACTTCCTGATGAAGGCTTTAGAATTTCATTTACGGGATCAATAGATAGTGACGAAAAAACTTATTTTGTTAAGCGGTTTGGAAGCAGAGGCGTATATGATGAGACAAAAAGGCCGAGTCTAATATTTGGATTTGACGACTCAATAAGTGACGATACAACAAATTTGACTTTTGACACAGACTGTAACATAAATCTTTACAATTATGTCAAAGGAAACTTAATTAACTTAACATCGGGCGCATCATCTTTAACAGGTAGTAATTGCATTAAACTAAAGCTAGTCACGGAAACTGGCGGCTATTCACTTACTTTTTCTGGTTCTCAATTTGAATTGGGAGCAAATCCCGTCTTAGGGACATATTATTCTACTGTTAATATTTCTTCTACTGATGTAACTATAGCTGCGAGAATAGCAGAGTCAGGTTCTGTTAAGTTCACTCCGGTATGGATGACTAATGACACGACACTAGTTTTTCTTTCAGGAAGCAAAATAGAAGCAAAGAAGCCAAATAGAACATCATCGTCAAATAAAAAGAAATTTTATAGAATTAGTGTAACAGGAATAGATGATAGCTATGTAACCGACCAAGACGTCTCTGCGAGAGTATTCATATTTGACGACAGTGACCCACATATAAAACTAACTAAATTGCCTGTGGAAAACAAAGGTATAATTTTATCAAGTGTTTTCTATTCAATTAGAGAAGTTGAAACTAATGTAACTATTATACCTTTTGATGATGAAAAAAAATCAACTAAAGTTTCAAGCGACGCAGACGGTATGTTTTTTATTATGAACGCTAGCAGTCTTGAAGCAGGAAGATCTTACGTAATTGATATAATGACAAAAATTAACGGCGTTAAAACCATACATCAAAATGCTTCTCCCATATTTAAAGTGGTAAACTAATACAACGGACTTAACAATGGCGATCAAACAAGGGTCACTCTCACCAGCATTTATAAAAT